GCCTTGTAACCCATCTTAGCCAATTGCTTTTGAAGAGTTGCTACGGCATCACCTTTTGAACCAAATTTTAAAATCATGTCGTACTCCAAATGAGTTTGGCCACATTACCTTTTGTTCGCCAGATGAGTACTGCAAGAAGGATTGCAAAGATTGCATCCCAAAGCGTAACTGGATCCTTAAAAAATAAGATATGCACCGATTGGCCTAAAAATGCTGCAATTAAAGTTGCTGCAAAGAAGGAATAGCCACGGTGGAAATTTCCACCATGACTAAAGGTTGCAATACGAAAACCGCAAATGAGATAAGCTAAAACAGCAACGGTTTGAAATAACAATTCGATCATGACTTGCCACCTCGAAAGATGTTCAAAATATCTGATAGCTTTGCAGTTTTAACCCAATCAACTACCTTGATTAATATGAATAAACAAAGTGTTGAAGTGATAAGGGCTGCAACTGCATCAGCTTTTAATAATGTATGTTCTGTAATGAGTGGTGCACTGATATAACCAATACCAGTGGCCAATAACATATTGCGAATACGTTGGTAAGCATTTAAATCTTTTTCAAAAGTTGCAATAAATGCTGCCCCAAGTACTGCACCTAGCAACGCATTACCATTTATAAATGGAAGCAATGACACTGCACTTAGAGTAGCAATGGTTGCTGTAGAGGTTGTTGGTTCTGGCATAAATCTTCTCAATCCCAAAGCTGAACGCTTTGAACTTTATTTTGTGGAGTAGGAATGTCTGGTAATTGGATTTTGGTACCCATTGGAATGAATGGACCAAATTCTGAAAGATGTGGATTTGCTTCCAATACTCGTTCAACTACACCAGTGCTACGGCCATATTCGCGCCAACAAATTGCGTCAACAGTGTCGTATTGGATTGCATAGATCTCTTTCATCTAAACCAACTCCACATTTAGTCGACGTACTTTTTTTATATCGCGGATGGCAAAACGCAAATCACGTTTATAGTCATCAATCGTCGGTGTCAGTTCTTCAGCTTTTTGGCTACCGTTGTTTGTAGTGTCATAAGACCGGTAACGTTCGCAAAGTTCTGCACCAGCAGCTGCAGCAACTGCACGGAAATACAAAACAGCAGCAATAGGCTTTCCATTGACCTGTTTAGTTGTAATTTCTACTAACGTAGGGGCTTTGCTGAGTAAACTTTCCAGTTGTTCATTAACATGAATTACAGCTGCTTCTATAGCTGAAATAAGACGTTGATTAGTAACACTTGAATCTAAACGCAAAACTTCACGGACATGGTTGCTTGATACCGATGGAAAGAACGGATCACTATTGATTACAACGTCCTGATTTGAAAATGTACCGTTAGCAATTAATCCAGACATTTTTATTCTCGGTTTGGTGAGGGGTGGAGATCTGAGCCAAAAACAGAACATAAGAATGTTTGTATTTGGTCAGATCTGCCCCTCGGTGGGTGCTTGGCACTCGTTACGTCGGATGAAACATCAAGTTGCCTTGATCATCGACGACCTGTGAACCATCAGCATTCAGCATCGGTTCAGGTGAATTTTTTGATTGTTCTTTCAATAGCTTTTCAGCTTTTTGTAAATCTTGCTTACCGCCACATTTTTCATGCTTAGCAATTGCAGATTTAAGGAAAAGAACAGCTAAATGGTATAAGTCACTTTGTAAGTATGATCGACCTAATGCCACTAATAACTTGGCACGTACTTCATCAGGCATATCAAATGAGGTAGTGATCTTATGAGCCTTTTCTAAAATATTTATTTTGAATATTTCGCCTTGCTTATAAGCAATACGCGCTGCATTACCAATTTCTTCAGCAACAATAGTTGCAGTAGAACGGCTAAAAGAATCAGGCATTTTTAGGTTCTGTTCTAAAGCATATTCGGCAATACTTAAACCTTGTTCAAACAAGCAACAGTCAAAGCACCACAACATGATTGTCGTAATCACTTCATCTTGTTCAACTTTTGCACCCGATTGAACGACGCCCAACACATATGGCATATGCTTTGGAATTAATTCTTTTTTTGCTTCAGCACGTTTTTCTTGTGACTGAATTGAACGCAAGACATGAATATCATTTTTGAGTTCGGTCAGTTGTAATTGATAGACGCTTGCGTCTGGACGTACACCACCAAATTCATCAGCCTTGGCAGCTTCTTTCGCTGCCAAAGCCTGTAGGCGATGTCGTCGAGCTGGACTCAACATAAATCACCTCTTATTGAATTGTGATGCCTTCAACCAATGCAACTTTTTCGTATGCTTCGATCACATACGCTTCATTTGAAGATTGATAATCTTCAATGCGGTTTTTGCTTGGTTTTTCCTGAATGTAACGACGCTTTGCATCTTTTTGATAGTAGATTGACAGGTTGTCAAAAGACGTGATCAAAAGTGCATTGTCAGGGAAGTGTGGTACACGTGCTGCAGGTAAACCACCAATTTGTTTTTGGCTTAACAATACTTGACCAGCCAATACATTGGTATTGTCAGACGCATCATTCACCATTGGGAAGTTTTTGTCTGCCAAGAGTGAACGTCCACAGATCACTACAAGATCCGTATCATCTTGATGTACTTCATCAATGAGTTCATTGACTGCATCCACTACCAAAGCATCTAAGTTTTTATATGTGCCAGCTGCACCAACGGTGACTGCTGACATCACACGATCAGGTGCATTGGTACGGATTTTTTGCAACCAGCCAATGTTCACATCCTGCAGTTTTGGATTGGCAACCCGATCAGTGGTTTCAGCAGCAGAGGTACCATTGAAACCGATCATGATACGGTCTAAACCAATTGCTTTTGCAACGGCATTTGTCCAACGTTGATGGAAGTCTGCAAACGGTGCCCAAGCATCAAGTTTTGCATATGTAATCGCGACATCAAAATTGGTCTGTTTACATTCGTATTTGTCCACACCAAAACCAGTCGGATCAGTTGGATTTCGTTCGCCATTGCCAGATGTGTCGGTGCGACCTGCAATCGTTGAATTGACAGATAAACCAATCGCTTCACCTGTTTGTGCTTCAACAGGAACGACATTAATCTTTTGAAGAAATTCGCTTGAAGCCTGAATTTTTTCTTCCATTTTTTGTGCCGGTGCTGGTGCTACAGTGAATTGCACCTGTGCAGACTCAACACCGTTTAGTTCAGCAACCTTTGCCAAACTATGATTAAATTTTTTACGTGTATCGTTACGCATTTTTTTCTCGCTTATAAGCAATATTTATAGACTGCTGACAGTATTGAAACTCTTAGCACTCGATTTGTTCAGAGAAGTTGCCAGTGTTTTCAGGTGCAGAAGGTGTGCTTGGATTTTCTTCACCTTCAAGCTTGGCTTTAAGGTCATTGAATTCTTTTTCCAATTTAGAATGCTTGTTATGCAGTTCTGAATAACTTGTATCGACCTTTTTCAACTTGGTTTGATTTTCACCAAATGTTTTAGCAATCGCTTCAAGTGAGTCTGCAACTTCTTTGAATTGGTCTTTATTTTGATTTTCTTGTTGTTCTTGTTGTGGCTTTAACCAATCCAAAACTTTAGAAAACAGACCTTTTGCTGGTGCATCTTGGCCATCTTCAAATTGGAGATCAGCTTCTTCAGCAGCAGTAAATAAATTATTTTTATCCTGTTTTTTACCAACAAATGGGTTTGCTTCTGGATTTTTTGATGCGAACTCCATGATCTGAGTACCTAATGAGGCAGGCGTATCAGTAAAAGCAAGTCCTACAAGATATGCTTCTCCAGTGTCAGCAAAATTTGGGTTTACTTCAATTGAAGTAAATAACTTTTGACCACGCTTATGCAGTTCAATCAATTCATCATATGCATCAACTTGTGCAAACAATGCCCATTTTTTAGCACCGTTGATTTCAACTTCTTCAGCCTTTAATGCAATTACTTTTGCATATGTGCCAAAAGTACTATCAGGATTAATTGAACGAAAATGTTCTAAATTACCTAATGCTATGTAAATATCTTGACTGTAGTTTTTGGCCATCTGTTGAATCCATGTT